AAAAACATCATCTGTAGTTGCAATATTTTCCGCTAAGGCAGGAGAAAGACCATTGAAGGTTTTTGTCCCTGCTGTGATACTTGTGTAAGTATACCTAGCTCCTTTAATACGAATTACTCCTGCTGCTGGCGTATCCGTCTTAATTGTCTCACTTACTACAATAGATGTAGCCCCTGAGCTTGTTGCCGCTGGAGTATACTCATCAGTTAAAATACCGCCACTGCCATTATCTCTTGCGACTAAAACTCTATCTCCCGATACGAGATTACCAACGGATATTGTAATTGTTGTAGGCGGCACTTGTGTTGTGCCATCGTGAGCAATTAGCTGATAGTTAGTAGCTTCCGCTGCTAACACTCCTGATACATACCACCCTTGAGCAAAGAAGAAAGTACCTCCGGCAAAAGTCCCGAAGGGAGCTGAAGGCACTTCTGCGTAAGCACTATTTAGCACTCTGTATCGCCATCCCGGTATGCTGTTTAATGTCGTTGTACTGCCTTCTCGTGTAATGTATTGCAAGTACTGATACGCCTCTTGGAGCGTTATGCCATTAGATAAAGCTATTGTTCCTTTGTATAATTTCGAGCCGTTACCGTTCCCTAAATCCTGAGTTGTATCGCCAAACGTAATTGCTACATCTGTTGATAAAGCTGCTGCCTGTGCTTCGGTAAGCGTAATATTGCCATCAGTTGCCGTTGCAAGAGCTGCTGAAGTCTCACCACCTGCTGCTAAATTAACATCAAAATGAGAGTAGGTTTGTGTCCACTTTCGAGAGAAAGCAGTAACATCACCGCCATCTATTAAGGTTCCCCCAGTTTTTACTTTTACTAAAATCTGTATGTGCCCATCTGCCCAAAATGAGGTGAGCTTTGAGCCGTTTTGCACTACATAAACTGGACTATTGGCAACGATACCACCGATAGTTTTTAAGCCAGAATACTGAACATTTGCGCCATCTTGTTTAATTGATCCGAAATTAAAATACTCAGCAGCAGTGTCATCAATGTTAAAAGCTACACTACCATCAGTAAGTAAGTTAAGACGACTTGCTACCGCACTGTCTCTAGGTCCGTCCAGTTTAGATGGATTTGGTGATAATATGTCTAAGTCATCATTTCCAGTTGAAGCAGCATCATCAGCTAAATCCTGTAGCCACTCATGCAATTCTAATACGGTGTAAACGGTGGTTCCGCTAGTGTGCCGAATGTCACCAGTTGAGCTAATACTAAAATCATCACCTATTGCCATATCTTACTCGTCGCTTATTTGGTTAGCTGTTTGTGTGTTATTACTGTTACTCAAAGTTGTTGTTGTACTCCACTGCTGATAATAAGGGGAAGTCGTAGCTTTACGCACGACTATTTCTACTGGAATGTCTGAGGTATGAGTATAAGTGTAAGTGAACGTGCCTGAAGTTACTGTCACGTTGCTAATCACCGCTTGCGTGTCTGTACGTCTTAAAAGCAAACGACTGCCCGAAACGATATTACTTACTGTAAGAGTATATGCCGCCGCTGGTGAATAATAGGTTCCGTCGTCGGCTTGCATCCGAGCAAAACCAGCAATCTCATTGCCACTGCCATCAACAACCCGAACGCCTTTGAGCGTTGCCCCTGCACTGCCGAACCACTGCCCTCTTTTCGTCTCATAATTGCTACCAACAGGAACTACCATATCTGGGGCTTGTATATTATGATATGAACTATCAATACTTCTGCTGTCTTGCGCTAAATTGTAATTTAAGAAATTAGCAATTTGAGCTGGCGAACTACTATCTGTAACGACTACTGAAATTGACCACGTTTTACCTTCCCACGAAACTGGGCTTGCACCATGGTTAGTTACGCTAATTCCTAACGCCCCTGGGTTTGTTGTGGGCAAACCGTTTAATTCTTGTTGAACGGGGATGTCAAATCCGAACTCAGTGGCGGTTAAACCTGATTCAAGCGTAGTATAGCCAGGCGAACGCACTCTCAACGTAACTGCTTCATTTCCGTAAAACTCAGGGTATAAATAAACTGTCGGCGCATTAAAATTATTAACATACGCTAATTCTTCATTGCTATTTCTTAAAAACCCTGCTGTTGCATTTGCCGTTAAATTATTGACTCGATAAATTGTAATGTTACTACCGTAACTATTGTTGTTAAATGCTGTTGTGTTAGTCGTACACTCTAAAGCCATAAAAGAAATATAATTCGTATCTTTCATGTTTGCTGACGGGGCTATAACACATTCTGCTTTCAAACGTATTTTTAATCCCTCAGCAGGCAAATTAGTTTCTGCCTGCAAATTGGTATTTGTAGCTTCAGTAAACGTGCCTGTGTATCCTTGCCCTCTGTCCAAGTCATAATAGAACTTTATATAGTTAGCGTTATACGCAGACATAGCTTGGTTTGTCGTAGTTGGAGCTGTTTTAGTCAGAGTTACCAAGCCAGTAATTCCTTTGAAATTATAATCTGGTTCACAAATTAAATAATCACCGACATCAGTAAAAAACATCGCTGCTTTTGGTATAGTTTCAAAAACATTGCCGTTGTTAGTGCGAATACGCTTCATCTTTTGGTAATAAATGTTAGTCACATCTGGAACATTTGCAAATCCAAAGCAAATACTAACTGTGTCTGGCGCACTCAAAACATCTGTAGAGGTACTACTTTCAACAACCTCAAAAAAAGGTATGCCTTTTGTAAATTGTTCCCACGCTTGATTACCTTGAGGGGGAACACGAGTAATTCTCCTAAGCACTTGATTAGCACTGGAGGTATATTGTGCAAGACCGATATTATTACCAACTTCGTTAAAATAACTTCTTGGCTCTGCCCCCGCTAAAATATAAGCATTGTAGTTATTGCTTGCCGTACTTGAAATAGAATCACTAACATAAATGTTAGATAGTGATAAATTATTAACCCTATTGTTGCCATCTACAATTCGGTAAACTTCGTTGGTGGCAAAAGAAGTCGTATTCACATTGTTGAGAGGCGTTGTTTTTGTTCCCATGTTACGAACAGAAACGCTTGTGCTAGGAGTAGTTTTTAGGTCAACTATATCACCAACTCGCCCTGGATATAATGTAGGATTGTCGATAACGACATTTTCTGAACCTTGTATTTCAAAGCCACCGCCGGTACTTGATTTAGTAGCGTTTACAGACAAATTGCTTCTTAAAAGAGTATTTGTAAAACTAATGTCTTTACTTGCAATAATCTTAACTTTAGGTAAAGCCCTAATTGCATTAGTCGTTGCTAAATTGTGCCCAATTTGATTATCAGTAAAAGAAATTTTGTTGCTTCCAATTATCTGAAGCCAATTAAATTCAGCTCCACCCACGAGGGAGCTGGCAAAATATAGGTCTACATTACTACAAGTACCATTACTTGAATTACTTATATTAAAAAATGCAGGTGAAAACCCAGTGTTAGTTGTGTCTCTTACGTAAAAACCGTTTACATTAAAGGTTTTTATAGTTTCTAATTCAATGGGGTCGTTATGTTGTGAGCTACTTGCTAATGGCGAGGGTGTTCCTGCTCCATTTCTTTCCACCCATACGCAAGCCCAACAAACATTTGTCAAAGATACTTGGTCAAAAACTCTTGCAATAAAATTGTCTGAAAATGAAGAATTAGTAATTGTTGTGATTCCACTAATACTATATCCACCAGTAAAACTAGGTCTGACAAATGATACTTTGTCAGCAGTTAATTCGCTGTACTCGCTAAACGTGTTATAACCTGCAGCATTTGTTCGTGTAGTAGTATAAGGGTATCCTGTTGTTCTATCTCGTCTTATTGCTACAACATTAGGCACTCTTATTCTTGCGCCATTTGGGGGTAATTTGCCGTAAGTGTTACCTCCAAAAGTGATTACCCCTGCATCTGTGCAATAAAAAACTTTTGCACGGTCACTAGCATCAAAAATAGTAGTATCGCTAAATCTAGTGCTGTTCCTTACGTTACCATACCATTCGTAAACATTAGTGCCTGAGCCAGTTTCAACTTGTATTGCGCCTATTTCATAATTTTGAAAATACTGAAATGTCTGTCCTGAGGTTCCATCGCTTACTCCTAACTCAAACCAATCTCCTAAAATGCTTATTTCTCCCGAACCTGCTCCCTCGGCAGTTAAAGAAAATTGAGAGTATTCAATCCACCCACGCTGACCACCTGTTGCTGAATTGACCGTTACCGTTGCTGAATTGTTCGTAAAAGTAAGTACGTCATTATCTGCTATCGTGCCTGTTTTTTTTCTTAGCTTTACATAACCGCTTGATGGTAATGCTGCACCTGCTGTTAAAGGAACTGTTCCTAAAGCCGAATAAATTGCTAAAAACTCACCAACATCTGTACTTAATATTTGCACATCATCTGTATTTACCGTTCCTAAAGCTGGCACATTGCCGCTTGACGCATCAAAAGGGACTAACCAAACATCACGCCCATCAACTAATAAATTGCCACTGTAAACTTGCATCGTTGGCACATGAGCATACTGACCGTAGATATTATCGCTGTTTACTGTTAGTGTAGCCCCACTTTTTATTAAAAAGTTATCGACTGTCGTAGGAGAAGCAGGTGTCGTAAAAGTATCTAAATTAGTATCTGTCGTTATTGTGTAATCCGCCATCTACAACCCCACCACTACTAAACTGTTAGCAGAAGACGCTAGGGAAACTCCGCTGTTGTTCGTAATTGTAAAACTGCTAACAAAACTTGGATCTAAATCATTAAACTCAATTCTTTTTACACTATTAGCGGTAGAAAGAGATAGTTGATAAGCATTAACTCCATCCGACACTTCTATTGTTGCTCCAACGGTCGGTGTAATTGCGCCTAAAATTATAACTAATCGTACCGCTGGAGAGTCACCAGTATTGCTTACCGTGTAGGTTACACTACCGCCATTTGCTAAACCGTCTAGCTGTGTGCCATCAAGCAAAAAGGTAGTAAACCCTGATAGCTCATCTATACGCTCTAATGCTTTTTCAATAACCGATGTAATGCTTGTGCCAATGTTTGTAACTGCCAGCAGATCGCTTTTAGTCGATTCCGATAATTGAGAGAGTAAAGATGTTCCAAGAGGATACGCCCAGTCAGACGATACACTGCCATCAGGGGGTATAACTGGCGTAGGAACCGACATTTAGCTCTCCTCCTCAATGTCCTCTACCTCTATCCCTGCTACGTTTCCTAAGTCGTCATTTATCATGTTAGCTCGTCGCTTGCCTCGTTTAGGAATTATATTGTTTATTACTAAAGGCTGTGCTTTTGCTGCTGTTTCCTTGCTTTGCTCTGTAATGTTTTGCATAGCTAATCGGATTCGCTCAAGTTCCTGCTCGGAATTAAGTCTTCTTTCCTCCATTAGCTTTTCAGTTTCAGATAGCTTAATTCTCATTTGTTCAAGCTGTAGCTTTTGAATCTCTAAAATCTGATTCATTTGTGCGGTTTCTTGTTGAATAGCCTGCTTTGTAGATTCGTTAGTGCTTTCTGCTTGCACCTCTAACATATCTACTTGCACTTTGCTTTGCTTGACCTGAACCTCTTGTTGTTTAATAGCAAGTTCTTGTTGAGCTATATACTCTTCTAGCTGATACTTTTGCACAGCTAATTGAGCTTCTAATTGATCACGCTGCATCTTAACTTGCTGCTCTTGCATTGCAATTTGATTCTTAACTGCCTTATCTTGCATCTCCATTTGAGTAGATGCCATACGAGCTTCAGCTTCTATTTGTGCAATTTGCAACCGCCCTTGCACCTCTTGCATGACTGGATCCGGTGGCGGCGGTTGTTTAGCCGCTTCTTCCTTAGCCTTAATAATCTCGCCCAACGCTTCAAAACCTTGCGTAAACACCGCATCTAGTTCTTTGCCTCCCTTAAATCGCTTAATCATGTTTTGAAACAAACTCATGCTAAACTGCATCAGAGGTGGGTACTGCTCAACAAGACCTCTCATTTGGTCAAAAAAAGCACCTGTAGTTTGTATAAGCTGCATACCCTCTTGTTGCTGC